TCACCGAGTTCGTGGAGATGGACGAGTTCTTTACGTCGCTGGAAAAGTCCATGATGAAGCCCTACCTTCGGGCGTGGAAGACGGGGGCCGAGCTTGCGGCTGACGACATCGATGTCCAGTTAAAGGCAGACCGTCCGATCTTGCCACCTGGGGTTGTCGGCGGCGCGTTGGACTATTTCAACGAGGTTAACCCGCTGGGTCTTGCGTGGGCGTCCACGCGGGGCGCGGAACTGGTGGCCGAGTTGTCCAGTGTGAGTAAGGCGGCAATCCAGGCGATCATCGACCGGTCGCTTCGCTTTGGGTGGGGGGTTCGTGAGACGGCACGCGAGATCAGGACGATTATCGGGCTGACGCGGCAACAAGCGAATGCCGTGTCAAGCTACGCGTTCCGACTAGGCGGTGCGGACATTACGGACGCCGTGTGGCACACCGGGATCAATCGCTACGCCGAGGGGCTGCGGACGGTGCGTGCGAAGATGATTGCACGCACGGAGTTAAGTTTCGCGTCGAACGAAGGCCAAGACGCCCTCTGGCAAAAGGCCAAGGACGAGGGGATGCTGAACACAAACAAGATGAAGCGACGGCTGATGACGGGACGCGTCGGCGTGTGCCCGATTTGCGAGCGCATCTCGCAGGAGCCGCCGGTCGCATTCACCGCCGTGTTCTCCAATGGTCTACGGACGCCGCCCATGCACCCGAATTGTCGTTGTCGCGTGGCGTTAGTAAAGGGGTGATCGTGAGCAAGCGAGTGGGACCGTGGTGGCATAGCCCCTATGCGACGGTGGGGCCTGAGGAGTACGAGCGCGTGGTGGCGTTCGCCGCCGGGAAGTCGGGGATCAGCGTCGAGCAAGCGTTCGATTTTATCTCGTCACTGGTGGATGCCTACCAAGCCGCCCACCACGCCGCCGCGATTAAGAAGACCAACCAAGTCCCGCGCCTCATTTGCCGAGAGGCGAAGGGAGTGATGTAGCGGTGCGCCGAATGATTGTGGAGACGTTGCTTGACCCGGACCACCCGATTTGGGATATGCTAGCGACCGTCGTTCGACTGGCCGCGATTCTGGTGTTTGTGGTGGTCATGACCTATGCAACCAGCAACAACTACGACATGGTCTGGAACGATGAAGGGGGCCACGACCTGATTACATGGCTTGCGCTGGGGGGATGGTCGGAGTGGCAGCGTCGGCGCACACCGTGAACTCGTCACACACAGAGGGAGCAGCGTTATGGGATTCTTATCAATCGGATTGAAACTTCTGCCGTATATCGTCTCTTGTGTTCATGCGGTGGAATCATTCCTCAAGGGCGGCAGTCGTGGGGAAGAGAAGGAGAACGCGGCTGTGGGAATGGTACACGCGATATTACAAACCGTGGAAGTCGGCATAGACCGCGATCTATTGAATGACACCGATGTTAACAAAGCAACCCGCGAAGTGATGCAAGCCATCGTTGCGCTTCAGAACGTCATCGCCTCCAAGTCCCAACGATCTGACTGAGCAATCCTCGATTGTGAATAAAAAGGTTCGGAGCGGTCTTCGGCATGTCTACAAGATGGCGCGGATAGGGCCGTGTCCTGTCTGTCAAGGATCATCTCGCCGTGCCGATGGTTCCTGGTGTGCTGACTGTGGCATCACGGGACGACGTGATGAGTATGTGAAAAGGTTAGGTAAGTGAGTAACCGCTGTCGCCCGTTCGTGCTGAGTCCGCACAACGCCTCGATGGAAGTGATCAAGGGAGCGATCACCCACGTTGGCGAGAGACGGCGACGCGTGGCGATCACCGGGGCCGGGAAGTCATTGCGCGACCTGCCGTGGCATGACGACACCTGGGAGATTTGGGGTATCAATAACTTCTGGAACGCGATGAGAGATCCCGAGGGACGGCTTCGCGCTGATCGATGGTTTGAACTGCACCCGCCCACCACTGACATCCAAGACCCGCATGATATGACGTGGCTTCGTGCATGCCCCGTCCCGATTTACACGACGGAGCCGTTCCCTGCGAATCCGCTGGCGGTGGTCTTCCCGGTAGGGGAACTGGCGCGGGTGTACCGCGATTATTTCTCCTGTACCTTTGCCTATCAGATAGCGCTCGCTATCCATGAAGGTTTCGAGGAGCTTGCCATTCACGGGTTAGAACTCGCCTATGGGACGCAGCGGGAAGCCACTGTGGAGCGAGCTTGTGTGGATTGGTGGCTAGGGTATGCCGAGGGGCGAGGAATGCGTGTGAGCGTCCCTGAGGGCGACCATGTGGCCAAGCATTGGGCGCGGTATGGGTTCGACTACTGGACAGAGGCCAATCTGGTAAAAGACTACGTGGGATCACTGGTCGGGCGCAAGGTTGCGGAATGAATCTCCGGTCGTGTGGGTTGGACCCGGTCGAGGAAGCGCCCACCACTCGGAGCGCCTCTGTAGGACATTTGATTGCGCGAGCGGTGGTGAACGAATTACACGCTCGCGCCCCGGCATTCGACAAGGTGCCCGACTTGCGCGGGGTTCAGATTACGGTTAAGTTCGATCCCTCCACGGGTACCGTGCGCGGTGTCTGGTCAAGTATCGAAGCTGGCGGGTACCGCAGGAACACGTAAAGCATCAATAAAGCCTCGGCTAAATTATTTTATTCTTTTTCATTAATATGTCTTGACTTATTGTAGGACATATGTGATCATAGGTTTATGATTACTTACGAAGAATATGTTGCTGCTTACGAAGCTCTCCTCAAGCTCTTCTTGTCTTACACCCCGAACGAGGTTGGGTCTGGTGTCTACGCCTCGAAACTTTCCGACCTTGAGGAAGCACACGCAGCGCACGCAGAAACGTACAACGAACAATTCTAAGGAGACAGGCAGAAATGAAATTCGCAACAGAAACACAGATTAAAATTAATCAGTTGCTTGACGGTGAGCCAGTAAAAACATACTTACCAAATTTGAACGGCACAGAAAACACAAGCGAAATCCTCAAGCAACTTGAGTTGCGGTTTGCACATGACGAAAAAGTCGGACAGGAAGAAGCCCGAGCACACCGTCTTCATCCTGACAGTTTTTAGTTTGGAGCCTGGAACGTCGGCAGTCCGAGAATTGGCTGTTGACAAGGTCCGGGGTTTGATTCATAGTCCATGGGTCGGTTTGCTTTTTGCGGGAGCCCGTCCTGTTTCACTGTCTCCTAGCCGCAGCTATGACGCAGGGCGGGTTTTATTAAGCAACACTTATAATTGAACCGACGAACGGCTTGACGTTCTCGCTGCGGGAAGTTGAACGCGCAGCATGACCACACGATGGTTATGCGAGCGCGTTTTTTTAATGCCCTGTTTTCGATGTGCGGATGGCAAGTGGAAATATGGACGCCGAGGCCGGTGTCAATTTGATTCGCTGGCGGCGTGCCAACGCGCCGAAGCTGCAATCCTAGCCGATGATTCTTACGGGGGGGCGTCAATGAGTGATTCACAGGCCGAGTTGTTCCCAACCGATGAATGGCGCACAAACGTGTCGAGCGGTGACGCGTCGAATGATGTGTTACTCCGTAAGGAGTTCGTGACCGAGGTGGAACCCGGCGCAGACCGGACGATCAAGTTCACCATTAGCACGGGGTCAGCCGACCGCGAGAAGGACATCATCAACCCGAGCGGGTGGGATACGACCAACTATTTACAGAACCCGGTCGTTCTGTTCGCCCATGATTATGATTCGCTTCCGGTGGCCCGTGCGATCAGCTTACGGCAAGACGGTGACACGCTAGTGGCCGAAGCGCAGTTTGCCGATGCCGAGTTAAATCCCATGGCCGAGCAGGTGTACCAAATGCTCAAGCAGGGATTTCTCCGAGGCGCGTCTGTCGGATTCAGGCCGCTGTCGTATCAGTTCAACGAGGAGCGCGGCGGCGTCGATTTTGATAAACAGGAATTATTAGAGTTCAGCGTCGTGCCAGTCCCGGCCAATCCTGGCGCACTGATGTCGGCTGGCCTCAAGGCTGCTGACGTGGCCTTGATTACGAAGTGGGCCAAGGACACCCTCGCGGCGTTCGATTTGCCTGAGGGGGACGACAGCGCCCCTGATGGGCCTATGAGGGCGTCCTTTACGAAAGCCCCTATCCGCGATCAGCTTGATGACTTTCTGGATGTGATGCGGAAAGCGATGAACGATATTAAGGTGTCTGTTCGTGAAGCGATCAAGAACGTGGACGAGTTTCAGGACACCTTCCAGTACTCGGCGGTCAATGGTGACGACAAGAGCCTGGAGCCGTCTTGTAAAGGTGTGACTCCTCCGAACCCATCAGGCTTCGGGGAGGCCCCGGTTAACGAGGTATGGAAGAAACCGACGCTGTCGGATTTCACCGATGCGTCGTGGACTGACCTGTCTGATACCGAGCGCCGGTCTATTGCGACCCACTTCGCGTGGTCAGCGGCCAGCGTGCCCGAGACGTTTGGCGAGATGAAGCTGCCACACCATAAGGCCACCGGCGACGTGGTCTGGCGCGGCGTAGCATCAGCGGCGGCGTATTTGGATGCGACCCAACTGCCGAGCGATGACGTGGGCGCGGTGAAACGCCATTTGGCGAATCACTATAAGCAGTTTGACCGCGACGCGCCGTGGGAGCGAGATGTAGCCGGGTGGACGGCATACTGCAAAGCACGAGCGAAGCTCATGGCTAAGTCCGACGGCAGTCTTTCGCCGGAGCGCCTTGCACATCTGCTGGACGATTTTGGTTTCGAGGATGAGGCTGTCGTCCTTGTGACTCCGTCCAGTGATGAGTCGAAACCGGGCGGGGGGGCGGCTGCTCCCTCCTCCCTCCCCATTAAGGCGACTCAGGATGTCGTAGGCCCGGTGCTTGACGCGCTGGACGGCCTGAGCGCGACGCTCGCTGCTGGTGTGGGGATTCAGTCCGACCACCCGGTTACACCAGATGACTGTTGCGTGGAACTGGAGGACGGCGAAGAACGGGAGTTTGACCTGGAGGACGTAACCGCAGCGTTACATGCGGGATTGAATGACACCATCGGGGACGTGGTCGGTTCAGAGGTACGGGCCGCAC